AGTGTGCCTGCTGCTGCGCCGAGGTGAGGGTGAGCGGCGCCAGGCCAAGCGCCGCCAGCGCCGCATTCTGCTCCGCGGTCGTCCAGGCGCCGCCGGCAGCCGTGGTGACGAAGGTCGGCGTGCCGTCCGGCGCGAAGGTGATGCCGTCGGTGCGGCAGCCGGCCGCGAGCAGCGCTTGCAGTTTCGTCATTCGCCGAAGGCCGTGTAATTGATCGTGCCGCCGACGTCGGTGCCGGTCGCATCCCACACGTGCACGGTCATTTGCGTGCCGCTCACATTGCTGGCGGTGGCGTAGAGCGCCGAGGATCCGACCACGGTGATATTGACCAGCGGCGGGAAGTGGAAGGCGCTCGGGAAGGTGACGACGTTGCCGCCCGCGGCGATCGTGACGCTGTCGCCAATCTCCGATTCCGGCGCCTTGTCCACCTCGGGCGTGAAGGCCGAGAGATACGCCACATTGCCGGCGACCGGCGCATAGGTCAGCCGTTCGCGCAGATAGCGCATCTTGAGGTAGCCGACGGTCCAGGGGGTGAAGGTGCCGGGATCGGTGCCGCCGGTGAGCCAGGTGTCGATCGAGAGCGACGGCGTCGGGACGGTGCCGGTGTTGCCGGGGCCCAGCGCCATCGTCTCGCTGTCGAAGACCCGCAGGGTATCGTCGATGCCGGTGTCGATGGCGTCGGTCGTGTAGGTGCAGCTGGCGACCGGATCGTTCACAAAATTGTCGAAGTCGGTGTACCCATTGTCGGTGCCGTCGCCGTAGTGCTGCGGCGTGTATAGATTCTCAGGCACCAGGACGCCGGTGTAGTGCAGCACGAGGCCGCTCAGCGTGCCGGTCCAGGCCGGGTTTTCCGGCGTCGAATAGATGATCGGATTGACGCTGGTCACCTGCACATCAACGGTCGTGATGCCCGGCGACCATTGATCGGCGATGTCGCGCGCGCGGATGCCGAAGGTCCAGTTGCCCGGCGGCACCTCGGCATTCGTCATCTCGGTGCCGGCCGTCGCTTCGGTCAGCAGGCGGAACTGGCTCCAGTCGCTCGTGCCCGCGGGGGCGTAGCCGATATCGTATCCCTTGAGCGCGAAATCGGTCACCGCATCCCAGGCGAAGGCGACCACGTTGCCGTTCTGCTGCGCGGCGAAGCCTGTCACATTCGAGGGCGGCGGAGGCGCTGGCACAGTGATCGGATAGGCGGTGACGTTGCTGATCGACTGCTCGCCGCCGCCGTAAATGTTGAAGCTGGTGAACTTCAAATAGATGGTCTTGCCGATCTGATCGACCGTGTACGGGATCTCAAAAATCCCGCTGTCCATGCGCGCGAACGGCGCACCCGACGGATGGTCGACAATCGAGGAGCCCTGCTGTCCGCGCCGCAAATAGGTGCTGAGCGAATACTTGTGCGCGGCGGTCAGCGTGGCGGTTTCGTAGGAAACGAATTCGAGCCCGTTGGCGCCGCCGACGATGCAGAGCGTGTTGCCCTGGTCCGCATCGTTCTGCGTGCCCGACAGCATCTGGCCCAGGCTCTGCGTCAGGTCGACGTTGAGCGAATCCGTTGTGTCCGGGTCCGAGCCGACCGGGAAGTCGGCGGTGGTGACCCCCATGCGCGCCGGGCCGTTCTGCTGCCCGGCCGGGCTATAGGTGGTGCCATCGCTCGAAACATAGACGTTCGCGCCGCCCCAATTTGAGGAGCTGCCCGAGATGGCCGCGCCGATCGTGAGGCCCTGATTCTGCGCCAGCGCCGCCGGCATACCGAAGACAATCGGCGCGTTCACATCGCCCGGGTCGACATTGTAGTCGGCGACATAGCCGGAGCCGCTGTTGAGAGCATAGAGCGGCGGCGCGCCTGTGCCGGTGGGATATTCCTCGGCGCTGATGCTCAGCGTGCCGTCATCGTTCTCGGTAATTTCGGTGATCCGCACCCATTGCTTGTCGAGGCCCAGATAGGAATCGGTCAGCGTGACGATGTCCATGGGATCGAGGACGCAATAGCGCGGGTCGAGCGTAAAGCTATAGGCGTTCCGAATGTATTGGTCTTGCAGCTGGTAGAGCGCTGAGGTGTTCGCCGCCGGGGCGGTGGTGAACATATGGGCGGTCTTGCTGCCGCTGCTGCGCCGCCCGAAGCGGTCGAGCAGCGCCTGGTCGGTCACCTCCGCGATTGACGTGGCGTACTGATTGGCGCGGTCGACAAATTCCAGCGTGATGTCGTTGATCTGGTCCGCCATGCGCGACCGCGACACGATCACCGGATCATTGTTGGTTCCGGCATTGAAGGTGCCGGTGGCGTTGGTGTTCGGCAGGAAGTCGTCGTCGGTCAGGTCAAAGAGCGGCGCGGCCGGCGGGCTGTAGCTGTAGCCGTAGCCGCTAACCGGGAGCGTCGCGCGCGGCACCAGCGTCAGCACGCCCGACGACCAGACGAAGCTGGCGTAGGTGTAGGTCGCGAGGTCGTCCATCATGCTGGACGCCTGCGTTTGCTGGTCGTAGACCGGCGAAATCCACAGGCCCGCGGCCAGCGTGAAATTCTGATATGCGGTCAGCCCGGCCAGCCAGGCGTACCGGATGGTGACCGCCACGCCGGCATCGCCCGCGTTGAACGTGTAGACGCCGGCGCCGGTGAAGGAATATTGGCCCGGCCCGGGATTCGAGGCGACGCAGGTGTAGAGGTTGCCGCTGGCATCAACGACGCACAGATTGAACTCGAAAGCGGCCGCCTCGGCGACGGTGATGGTGTATGGCCCGCTGGCCGGGACCGTGTGCGCCTCATTCGCCTGCGTCAGCGTGCCCATGCGCGCCGCCGGGAAGCCGGCGCCGTATTGCGAGCTGGTCAGCAGCGCGCCGACAACCTGCGAAGCGTCGGCGTCCTGGCCGTTTGGCGCGGTGCCGCGCAGCGGGAATTCCGCCTCGAAATTGTAGTTGGGCAGCTGCGCGCTGGTGCCGAGCTGGAGCGATGCGCCAACGACCAGAATGATGCCCGAGTAGCCGAGCGCCTGGCTCGGATAGTTCGTCTCCAGGTAAGACCACGGGGCCTGGCCGATCGCGCCATCGATCTGGCCCATGCCCTCGGCCGACAGCGTCGTCTCGGTCTGAGACTTCCAGACCGTGCCGGTGAGCGAGCCCGGCCCTTCAGCCAGCGCCAGGATGATGTCGGCCGAGTAGGTGTATTGCCCGGATTGCGCGCCGCCCTTCCCGCCCGAGCCGCCGGAGCCGCCCTTGCCGCTGCCGCTGCTCGGGCTGTTCTTCGGCGTGGCCTGGAAATTGGCGTACCAAGTGATATTGCCGGCGAGCCGGTTTTGCCCGAAGCCGATGGGGATGACGACGCCATAGGCCGAGGTCTGAACGTCGAGGCCGGTGTATGCCGGCGGATTGCTCGCATTGGAGCCGCCGGCGCCGAAGAGACCGCCCATCTCAGCACCACCGCCGCAAGCGCTTGATCTTCATCGGCCGCGGCTGGCCCTTTTCCGGCACGTTCTCGCCGATGCGGCGCAGCCAGATTTCCCGGGTGTAATCGTCTTCGGTCACGGGGCGCCGCACATAGGCGTGCACGAGGCGCGGCCAGGCGGTGACGATGGCGCCATGCGAGAAGCTGAGGCCGTATTTGAACATGACCACGTCGCCGGGCAGCGCCGGGCCCTCGACATCCTGGCAGAACTCATCGACGCCCCGCTCGTAGCGGTTATCGTCGGAGTGCATGTGCCAGTCGGGCGGATACTGCGGCACGTGGTAGGGCGGGATCAGCCCCAGGGTTTCATAGACGCACACGATGATGGTCAGGCAATCGGCGCCAATGCCCTTGAGCCGTCCGCCGGTGTGATAGGGCGTGCGCACCCAGGCGCGCGCTTCCTCGACTACCGCCGCGCGCTCTTTCGTTATCTGCTCCACGTTCATGGGGAGCGCGGCCCGCTAAAGAGGCCGCGACCGTTTCCGCTGCCGCCCTTGCCGCCGCCTTTTGCACCACTCACCGCGTCGGCGATCACCTTTGTGATCACCGACGCGTTCTCCTTGAAAAACCGGGCAACCGACTGACCGTCGACAGCGTCGAGGCTGACAATGACCCGCACGGCATTGTGTCGCTCGGCTTGCAGTTCTCTCATGCGGCCAGCGATGGCCGCGTAGTCGTCGGCGATCATGCTCAGGCCGCGGTCGTCGGCTGCGGAACGAAGGGGAAGCCGCGGAAGTGAGCGAGATTGCTGAATTTGTTGCAGCCGTTCGGGTCGGAATAACTCTTGTTGCAGCCATAGGCGATCGTGAAGGTGTCGCCGACTGCGGGCGCTTCGGGGAAGAAGCCGATGGTGGTGATGACGTTCGGCGAGCCGAAGATGCAGCGCTGCACCGTCAGGCTCAGCCCGTCGAGCGCGCCCGAGGTGAAGGTGATCTTGCCGAGATCGAAGCTGCCGGCCGGGAAGGTTCCGCTGATGCTGCCGTAGATCGTGGCCTTGTCGCCGGCGCCCGTGACGCTGCCGGTAGTGGTCGGGATCGAGGCCTGACAGGTCGCATCACCAAGCGAAT